GGACCCAAGGCAGAGACGTTACTCTATCAAATGATGATGCTTGGAAATCCTACAGAACTGCCCTCAGAGATCTCCCTGCCAATACATCCGACCCTGCAAACCCAACATGGCCAGAGGAGCCTAGCCAATGACCATCAGACTCAACCCGTCAAACCTGACACAAACCAGGAGCGACCTTGGCTTAGTTTTAGGAACAAGTGCAAACAATGTTGTTCAACTTGACGGGTCTGCAAAGCTGCCAGCGGTTGATGGAAGCGCCCTAACAAACCTTCCGTCCAGCGGTGCGTACACAAAAGTTTCGTCTGGGACGATCACCAACTCAAATTTGGTTGTCAACAATATATCAAAACCGATTAGGATTGTGTTTGCCAACACCGCTGGTGGCACAACGGGAATTGGAAGCACTTTATTCATCAGAACATCAACCGACAACGGATCGTCGTTTGAATCTGGTAGCAATACCTATTCATGGTCAAGAAATATAATGAATTTGTATAATACTACCGACAACAATACGGCGATTAACGATACGTCCATTCAATTTTGTTATGGGGGTTGGACTTTTATTGACATTTCTAATGCTGAAAATGCCAGCAACGTAACGATGGTTTCCGTTGCAAGTTCGACCGCACTTTTAAACAATTCTGCTGTTTCTTATTACGAAAGAATATACGGAGTGCGCGCTGCTAATGAAGCTAACAACGCTGTACAACTGACGCTTGGTGGTTCGGCAACAGGCATAACCGGATCATTCGTTGTGATGGCTTTAAGTTAAGGATGATATTATGACGTTCACAAAAACAGTCGCTTCTGCTTCCGATGATAATGTCCAAGTCGTAGACCTCACCGCTGAAGAAATTTTAATTTTTGAGACGAATGAAAAAGCTTGGACAGACGGTGCAACAGATAGAGCATGGAAAGAACTACGCCAAGAGCGCAATGCCAAACTTGCCGCATCTGACTGGATGGCAACGTCAGACTACACAATGTCAGACCCTTGGAAAACTTATCGCCAAGCATTGCGTGACCTTCCTGCAAACACAGATGATCCAGCTAACCCAACATGGCCAGAGGAGCCTAGCTAATGAGTGTAACAATAGGTGGAAGTGGATCAATAACCTCGTCAGACGGTACAGTTAATTTTGGAGATGACAACCTCTCCACTACAGGTACAATACCAGCTGCACAGTTGACAGGTACTGTACCCTCTGGATCATTATCAAGTGCTACTTATCCCACAAATGTTCCCAATGTAGCCCCAGGAGCTAATGGAAACGTGTTAACAGCGGCCTCTGGAGCTTGGACAAGTGCTGCCGCTGGTGGAGGCCAGCTTGAGCTGATTCAAAAGGTTGTCGCCAACAACAGCGCCGACATCACCATTACCGGACTGAACGTCCACGACACCTATATGGTAATTGGAAACTGCCTGGACCCAGCGACCAGTAATGTCGAAGATCAGATGACTATGGGTTTTTCGGATGGTACGTTTGAATCGTCTTATTTTAGCGGGTCACAGTCGCTTGAAACCGACACTAACAACACAACAAATCAGTTTCAAAGGACGCAAGGTGGTCCATCATTTTTGACAACTAGAACGAATAGTTTCATTGGCCGTAGTATCGCAAACGGACAAGGGTCTGGCGTCAACACTCAAGTTAATTTCAATTATACTCTTCCGTCACATAGCGGTGTTTCCAACGGATTAATTTACGGAAACTTCACGTATCCAAAAACAAATGGTGCGGTTGCTGGTGGTATAATGTTTGGTGTGACTCAGCTAATTGGTACGAAAGTTTTTGACAGGATTAAATATAAGTTTTCATCGGGCAACATAGCTAGTGGCAGTATCACCGTGTTTGCTGTTAAGAACAGTTAGGAGTAAAAAATGGCACGTTTTCATAACATTAACGGCGAGCATGTTGCTTTTACTCCCGAAGAAGAATCGGAGCGAGATGCAGAAGAAGCTACTTGGGCAGCTGGGGAAAACGACAGAGCAATGGCTGCACTACGCCAAGAGCGAGATCAAAAACTAGCAGACACAGACTGGTGGGCTATGCCTGATTCTCCTACAATGTCTGAAGCACAAACTCAGTATCGTCAAGACCTTAGAGATTTCCCCTCAACCGTAGACATTAACAACATTGTCTGGCCTACGAAACCATGATGACTAAGATAACTATATTTTTAACACTTTTGCTATTATTAGTTTCTCCCCCAGCAATTGCCAAAGCAATCTGGTCAAAGGGAGATAAGGTTATGGTGTTCTTCATGTGCCATAGTGAAGATGACATAATGGATATTGCCAAGGCAGATACGGAAACTAGGGAAAGATACGCCAGTACAATAATGGAAAAGAAGGTAGAAGGATTTTGCAGTAGGTTTTACCCACCTGTTGAGCTATCGGTAAAGGCTGTAGTTGCCAACTACAAAGACCATGCTGATGTAAGCACCTGCATTTTAAAATTATATGATCCAAAGACTAAGCTAGAAGCTGGCTATATAATAGCAGCTGGTTCGCCAGCAACCTTAAAGGGTATGTCACTATAGCTTGACAATTGTTACAAATAATGTTAAAATAGACTAAGGACTAGGTAAATGACGGTAGAATCTGCCAGTTTTATTAGCCAGTTAAGTACATCCAATCCTGCAGCTGGCGATAACATATCCGAAGGCGATGACCATATACGGTTGGTCAAGACTGTTTTAAAAACACAATTTCCCAACTTAGCTACAACAGCTGTTAATCCCACATCTGCCCAGCTGAACAAGTTAGGATTTGAAACCGGGAGTGTTATGATGTGGGCATCTAACACAACCCCCACAACGCAGACCATCAGCGGACTAAATGATTGGCTCTTATGTGACGGCTCCTCTATTTCAACCAGCACATTTTCAGCCTTGTTTGGTGTACTCGGAACTGTTTATGGTGGAGCAGGTAGTAGCTTCAATCTTCCTGATTTTAGAACATTTTTCCCAGTAGGTGTAGGAAGCGGATTTGTCCTAGGTACATCACAGACAGCTACTGCATCTGCAGGTACAGCTGTTTTAAAAGTACAACCTATTAACTTTATTATAAAGACCTAAGTATGGCAGTAGACTACAGAGGTGAAAAGTTCTCAGGATACAACAAGCCCAAACGTACCCCTGGGAAAAACAAAAAGTTTGCTGTATTGGCAAAGCAAGGCAGTACGGTTCGCCTGATTCGATTTGGTGATCCGAACATGTCTATTAAGAAAGATCAGCCCAAGCGGCGTAAAAGCTTTAGAGCTAGGCACCGCTGCGATTCCAACCCACCCAGTAAGCTAACTGCACGCTACTGGTCTTGCAAGAAATGGTGATTGAAATGCCTTACAAAGAACCCTACAAGCAAAAGCCTAAGAAGAAAACTAAAAAGAAATTAGGAAACAGAATTGAATGCGGTTGTACAGAGTGTCAGTGTTAGCCATGACAACTCCATTTAAAAAGAAAATGGGTACTAAACCGCAAGGTGGATACGTTACAATAAATGGAAAAAAAGTTTTTGTGAAAAATATTAATAGTCCTGCTATTAAAAAAATGCAATTCCAACAAGATAGTTTAAAGACTATGGGTAAAGCCGTAGACGGTACAGTTAAATTTTTCAAGGACTTATTTAAATAGGCAAACAATGGCTAAAAACGTAGCACACTATTTTAAAGATGGTACTAAGCATACAGGAGGTTTTCACAAAATGCCAAATGGTGATCTACATAGTGGATCTAGGCATACAAAAAATAGTAAACAACTGTTTCATTTTTCAGACCTTTCTGATAGAGCTAAGAAAAAAACAAAAGCAAAATAATGCCCAACCCATCAACTTTAGCAAGAGAAAAAGCTAATCAAGCTAGTATTGTCCTAGAGAACCCAGTGTTTAAGGAAATGCTAGAAACACTAAGTAACGATTTAATAACACAATGGACCATAGCTGATACTGTAGAAGAAAGAGAATTTTGCTGGATGAAGCTAAACGCTTTGAGTTCCGTAAAGGAAGACCTGCAAGCTTTTATACACAGCGACAAAATTGAAAACGGAGATAGATAATGAGTGAGGCACCGACCAATCCCGATGGGGAAGTCACCCAGCCACAACTTAACATGTTCGATGTCATGTTTGGAAGTGAGGAGACCACTAATCCAGAACAAGCAATCGAAGAACCTACAACTGACAATTCAGAAGAGATTGAAATCGAAGCCAATGACGAGGCCGAAGAGGAAGTCTCCGAAGAGTTTGAAGAAGTAGAAGAGTATGAGGTAGCTGACGAGGAAGCTCCTACAGAGACCCCAGAAGCCTACACTGTCAAAGTAGATGGTGAAGAGTTTGAGGTTAGCCTGGATGAGTTACGAGATGGCTATCAGCGGCAATCAGATTACACCCGTAAATCGCAATCTCTTGCAGAGCAACGGAAAGCTTACGAAGCTAATCTACAAGCGGTTCAGAATGAGCGTAACCAATACGCGCAAGTTCTGGAGCAAATGTCTGAAAACCAAAACTATCAACTACAACAGTTTGAAGACATTAACTGGAAAGAACTCAAAGACGATGATCCAATGGAATACATGGAGAAGCGTTTAGAGTATCAAGATGCTAAGGATAAAATATCTCAGATAAATACTGAACGTGCAAGAGTGCACCAACAGAATCAAAATGAGATTACACAGGTGCTTACAGAGAAGGTGCAGAAGGAAGCTGAATTGCTTTCTGCAGCTTTACCAGAGTACGCTGATCCGGGTTCTAACTTAAAAACAGATATCCGTAAATATGCTCTTAGCCTAGGCTTTCCAGAAAACGAAATAGATAGCATCAGTGACCACAGAGTTGTACTGGTACTGCACAAAGCAATGATGCAGGACAATGCAGCTAAAGGGGTTAAGAAAGTTAAAGTTGCTCCCAAGGTCGTTAAGTCAGGTACGCCCCAGACTAAATCACAAAAGGTCAAAAGGGTTACACAGGCAAAGCGAGAGAGACTGTCGAAAACAGGTCATGCAACACATGCCGCAGATGTTTTTCTGGATTTAATCACTTAAACCCTAGGAGGGGTAAACATGGCACAGGCTACTAACTCGTATGTGACGTTCACTGCGAAAGGTCAACGCGAAGACCTTGAGAACGTCATCTATGACATTTCACCAACGGATACTCCGTTTATGTCAATGGGCAGTCGTAGTGACGCGATTGCTGTAAAACACCAATGGCAAACTGATGCTCTTGCAGCACCTGCTAATAACTTCCATGAGGAGGGTGCTACTCTCCCCGCTGCTGCAGCAACTGCGTCCGTCCAAGAAGATAATATTTGCCAAATCAGCTTGAAAACAACTTTGGTATCGGGTACTCTTGATGCCGTTTCCAAAGCTGGTCGTAAAGAAGAACTTGCTTACCAAATGTCAAAGCGTTCTAAAGAGCTAAAGCGTGACATGGAACGTGCGATGGTTGGTGTAAACCAATCTAAAACTGCAGCAACTGCCGTAGACACAGTGCGTAAGTTGGGAAGTCTGACTTCTTGGGTAGAAACAAACGTAAGTGCAGGTAGCGGTGGTTCCGGTGCTGGTAACGGTGTTGCTCGTACAGATGGTACGCAGCGTGCTTTTACCGAAACTTTGTTAAAAGCTACAATTCTTTCTGCTTACGATGAAGGTGCTGATATCAAATACATGATGATGGCACCGTCTAAAAAGCAGACGTTTTCTAGCTTTGTAGGTGTAGGTGGAGCAGCTGGTGTTTCCAACTTTAATGATGTAGCAGATCAGCGCATCATTGGTGGCATGGATGTTTATGTTAGTGACTTTGGCGAAATGGCCGTTGTTCCTAACCGCTTCCAACGCGCCCGTGATGTTTGGCTAATTGACCCTGAGTATTACGGAGTAGCTTATCTACGTCCGTTCTTCCAGCGTGAAGTTGCCAGTACATCTGATGGTGAGCAACGTGCAATCATTGCTGAGTATACTCTCGTAGTTAATAACGAAAAAGCCCTCGGCGCTGTGTACGACTTAACCTAATCTAATAAGGGGGAGGGGTAATTCCCTCCCTCTATTAGGAGTAAAAATGTCTTTATACAGAAACATTAATAAACGCAAGCGTGCAGGTACTTCCAGACCCAAAAGCAAAAGCACGATTTCTGCTAAAGCATATGCTAATATGAAAGCTGGTTTTCCTAAGAAGAAGAAAAAGAAATGAACGATCCTATTAAAACAACATTTACATATGACCACACTGAAGACAAGGGTATAATAAATAGTGTACAAGACGTAGAGCCTATCCTAGAGCTTAACAAAAAAGAACAAGCTGGAGACTCTATATACGGCACTGGTGAGAACTCAATGGGTATGCGTAAGGTAGCCAGTATACCTCTAGTGGTCATTGAAAAGTGGAAGCGTGAATTAGGCGTCGATATCATGAATAAAAACGACTGGCCTAAAATTAAACAGCTTCTTAACGATCCTGAGAATAGATTTTTTAGGACTAACGAAAGCAAACTGTAATGGCTCTTTCGACGTTTTCAGACCTCAAGACATCGGTAGCAAACTATCTAAACAGGGATGACCTAACCAATGTCATACCTGATTTCATAACGCTTACAGAAAACCGTATTAACAGGGAACTGAGAGCAAGGGCAAATGTAAGCAGGGTTAATACAACAACTACCTCCGGTACGGATATATACGATGTACCCGCTGACCTTATAGAACTTAGGAGTGTTAGCAAAGTTGGTACTAATAACACCACTGCTCTATCGTATATGACGCCAGAGTCAGGCACTAGAGAGTATGGGGGAGTTGCCAGTGGTACTCCTAGATCGTATTCCAGTGTTGGTAAGGTAATTAAATTATTCCCCACTCCTGATTCTACATACACCATTGAATTAATATACTATAACAAACTTAATAATTTATCCGACAGTGTTACTTCCAATAATATCCTAGAGGAATTTCCTTCGCTGTATCTCTACGGAGCGTGTTTGGAAGGAGCTATTTTCTTAAATGACTCTGGAGAAATTGAAAGATTTGATTCTATATTTACCAGAACACTGGCAGAAATACAAGCATCTGAAGAAAAATCCAGATACGGTGGGAATGTTATGACGATGACAGTACAAGGTGATCCCGGATCTTTAGTTCGTAGGGGTGCGTAATGGGTAGCGTAGCTACTAAGCTACCAGAACCACCAGTTGATGGAGGCGCTAGTCGCCGCATTAGTAAAACTGGAGGAACTAACTACGTTTTAGATAACTTTAATATCATTCAGCAAAATCCTGATTCTTCTTTAGACGGTGGTAACTTACTAACTGAAGATGACAAGTATCTTGCTATGGCAGAGTTTAACGCTACCGTATGGACAACTAACGAAACCACAGGCAATGGCTAAACAACTTTTTGACATATCTTCTAAGCAGGGTGGTTTTTCTCTTAATAAAGACTTATCACCCTATGACATGCCCCCATCGTTTTTTAGTGATGTTCAGAATGCTAGATTTGTAGATGGGAAAGCTGGTAAAATTTTAGGCCACTCTCAAGTTCTAGGCACACCATTGGCTCCTCCATTGTGGGCTATTGATTTTGTACAGGGTAGCAACAAACTTTGGATATATGGTGGAGCTACATCTCTTAATAAGATTACTGGTACGACACATGCAGCTGTTACCAGGAGCAGTGGTGCGTACACAACTTTAACAGGTACTAAAAACTATTGGTGCGGTGGTATTCTTGGTGGTGTATGTGTTGTAACTAACGGATTAGATGTACCACAAAGTTTAACCCAGGCGGGTAGCGTATTCACAGATCTGCCAGACTGGCCAGCTACACTTAAATGTAAAGCAATTGTACCGTTTAAGAATCACCTAGTGGCTCTTAACCTAACTGACTCTGGAGCAGCTAAACCGTTTACAATTAGGTGGAGCGATGCTATCCCAGCTGGTGCAGCCAGTAACGGTGCAACCACCTGGAACACTGCTAGTACAGCTTCTGCATCTGCAGAGACTTCTATATCCTCAGCTGAAGGACATATTCTAAATGCTATGCAGCTGGGCAACGAGTTAATAATCTACCTAGAAGACAGCATCTACGCTCTTAACTTTGTCGGTGGTGCGTTTACCTTCCAACTTAGACAAAGGTTTAAGGACACAGGTTTGTTTGCCAAGGATGCTGTGGTTGACCTAGGAAACGGCAGTCACGTTCTAATGACAACTGATGATGTTGTTGTTCACAATGGTAACACAATTAGTAGCGTTATTGAGGACAGAGTTAAGACTTTTTTATTCGGTGAGATTGACGCTGGCGCTGCTTATAAAACCTTTATGGTTCATAATAAGATTAAGTCAGAGGTATGGATATGCTATCCCCGTACAAATGCTGTTAATGATTTTCCAGATGCAGCGTTAATTTGGAACTATAGGGATAACACCTGGTCTACCAGGGATTTACCAGGGGTCAACTACATTGCCAAAGGTGTCGTAAATCCTGCATTGGCAAACACCTGGACAGCTTCTACCCTGACCTGGAACAAATCTATTCTTAATTGGGCGCAGGAGCCTTATAACCCTGTTGTCGATTCTTTGCTAATGTGTGGCACCAATGATACTAAGTTTTACCTAGCCGACTCTGCTACTACATTTGATGGTACAAGTTTTCTAACAAAGCTGGAACGCATAGGCTTACACCAGGGTAGGACAGATGCGGTTAAAGCGGTTAGCAGGGTGTACCCCAGGATAGAAGGTACGGGAAAAGTTAATATAAGCATAGGTTCTGAGTTCCAACCTTTCCAAGGTGTATCTTACAGCGACCCTGTACAGTTTGAGATTGGTACAGACTTTAAGGTAGACTGTAGAGTAAGGGGTAGATATATAGCTATTAAAATTGAAAGCGAGGCAGATACCCAATTTGATTTATCTGGGATATCTGTAGAGGCAGAAGTAGTATCTGACAGATGACTGAGTTTTTAAGATTTGATCCTTCTACTTGTCCTCAAGATTTACAAGCTATTCCTAGGTTTGTAGATGAGCAACTTTTACAGATTAAAACTGTATTGGATTTATTAAGAGATGGTCACTTAGACGTTTCTTTTACAGAACCTGCAAAACCACAACAAGGTGATATTAGATATGCTGATGGCACTGTCTGGAACCCCGGAGGGGGAGAAGGAATATATTTTAGAAATTCCGCTGCCGCATGGGTTAAACTATAAATTTGTAAATTATAAACATCGTTCTTTAGTTTCTAAGTTATCCAAGTGTTATGAATATTTCGAGAAGTCAATACACGGTAGTCGTTGTTCTGACATATACAATGCTAATGATCTGGTTAAACGTGTTTCTAAAGGAACAAGCGACTTATGGATTGCCTACGATGAGAACAACGATATCACGGGGTGCTTTGTAATAGGCTTCGCACACTATCCTCAAAGTACGGGTATACTGGCAGAAGCCATTAGCGGAGATTTTGATTTTGATAACGCTACCCCTAAGATTGAAGAATATTACAAAGACCTCGGTTACGAGTTTTG